ATGCCGATGCGCTGCGCGTCGAGGCCGAAAAGCTCGGCATCAAGGTTGACAAGCGCTGGGGCGCCGACCGGCTTCGCACTGAAATCGAAAAGGCGCAGCAATGACCACCGCGCTTGCGATCATCAAAACTGCGCTACTCGAAATCGGCGGCGTCGATGTCAACGATACGCCCGACGCGAACCTTTGCGATTTCGGCCTGACCAAGCTGAATGACCTGCTTGACACCTGGGCGACCGAGCCGACGGCAGCTTACAACAACCACGAGGTGGTGGTCACGCTGCCCAGCACAACGCGCAGCCTGACGATCGGCCCGGGCCAGACTATCGACATTGAGCGACCGATCCGCATCGAATCAGCATTTGTGCGCCTAAACAATCTCGATCGCCCGATGGAGATTGTCGAGAAACAGGAATACGACAACGTGCTGATAAAGGGCTTGGGCACGGCGTGGCCGGATATCCTGTGGTATGACGGCGGATTGCCGACTGGGAATATCTACGTGTGGCCGCTGGCGTCTGCGTCCGTGGAACTGCATCTGACGGCACTGAACTACGTCGGCGAGTTCGCTGCGGTCAGCACAAGCCAGACACTCGCCAAGGGCTACAGGCGCGCCCTGACGCTCAATCTTGCGGTGGAAATGGCGCCCGGCCTGCAGCTGCCGGTGTCCGCTGATCTGTCAAGACGTGCTGGGCTGGCTTACAAGGCCATCAAGCGCGCAAACTCATCCGTGCCGCAGATGGAATCGGCCGGCCGTAGAACTTCGCGACTCGGGCAGTTCCTGAGCGGCGGCATGTGAGGATTCAAATGGCGCTGACAACTATTCTTGCTGGTAACCCGGTCCCGCTGATCCTGCAGGCCGGCGAAACGCTGGTGATAACGCTCGCCACGAATTCGAGTGGGAGCGCGGCGGTGCCCGGCCAGTCGGTTTCAACGAGCATGACAGCGGGCGGTGCTTACTCGTTCGGGCCATACGCCGTACAGCGCGAGGTTGTCGTTACGCTCGCGGCTGGCACGGCTACGGTAGACTTCAGCGGCGACGCATCTGGCGGCCTAACTCCCTCGCAAGTCGCCTGGGTTCAATCATCGGTGTCAGGGGGTGGGACTCCGGTGACCGGTGCCGATGTGCTCGCCGATACCGCGCCAGCAAACCCCGGCGCGTGGCCTGGCCCCACAATATACTATGTATCCAGCGCAGCGGCTGGTGTTGATATTGGCACGCAAGTGGTCTGGATTCCGACCGGGCACGCAACGCTGCCGGCATCAAGGGGTTGGCGGTTTGCGTTCTATCCGTCTGCCACTGTCGTTTGAGGAGTAAATCATGGGGCTCGCAAATGCAATATTAACAGCGCGACAAAAATCAGTCGGGGCGAATAGCGTGATTGGCACGGCAGGCGACGCTACAATAGACGCCCGCAGGATAGGCGTGGCGTACCGGCCGTACTTGGCTCGTGGCATCGTGTCGGGATTCAACGCTCGCATTGCGAGCGCGGGCGGGACTATTTCTCTCAACGACCTGGACAGATTGCAAGAGCCACTTGAGGCACTCATCAGGTCATCCGTATGGGCCAAGCTGGCTGTATTGTGGGTGCCAATGGGAGATCAACTTGCCGCGTCCTTGGTGCCAATTATAGGGAATAATTTCACGGTAGGTGGTACTGTCACGTACACCCAAACAACAGGAGTAACAGGCGACGGCACAACAGGATATATAAATACAAACTACAATCCAAACACAGCCGGACTGTCCGCCACAAATTACGGGCTCGGCGTATACGTGACAAAAATTACTTTAAATGGGATTGTTGCCGGGACAGCATCAGGTCTTAATACATTCATCGGGGCATCAGGGGTTGGGCAGGTTTCATCAATCAATGGCATATCGTCCGGTGCAAATGGTGGGCCGCAAAGCCCGCGCCTCTGTTCGGCGCAGGTAAACGGCGCGAACGCGGAATTCTACGTATCCGGTTATAAAACAGCGACTGTTGCAGGTTCGGGGGCTATCCCGAACTCCAGTCTCACTGTTTTAAGTCCTACATCACCCTATTTCAGTACGCAGACAGCTGCGGGATTCGCAGTCTGGAAATCAGCGCTTACACAAGCCGAAATGGTGGTATTGGTCACGTTTTTTGACGCCATAAACACTGCGCTGATGCGCAATTCATATCAGCCATCACTTGTTGCCGTTGGAGATTCTAACACCGTTGGGTTTGGGCTTGGCTCTCCAACTACAGAGCGCTGGTCAGCGTTATTGGCTGGCTCTCTTGGCCTGACTGACGATAATAGAGCCGTAAGCGGCACATGTATGTCTGACAACCCAACAAATGTACCAATAGTTAGTGCTGGTAATTGGGTCACATCGCGCAAGATCGATCAGACAATCTATCGTGCTGGGTTATTGCTGGCTGTATGTCTTGGCACAAATGACGATCGGTGCGGCGTGCCGATTGCAGACTATGCCGCCGACTATGAAACGTGGCTGAACTATCAGCTCACGGCCGGAACATCGACGGATCAAATCCTGCTACTGTCGCAGCCCTACACCACTGACGCGGCATCGACACCATCAAGGCAAGAGGCGCAAGTGGCTGCCGTTGCCGGGTTGGCAAAGAAATACAACATAGGCTATTTCGATCTTTACAACGCCAGCAAGAGCACGTTTGTCGCGGCTGATTTCCAAGCCGATTACGTGCATTTTTCTGCTGCAGGACACGCCAAGATTTATTCACTTATCCTGCAATACATTGGGACTACCTACGGTAGCGCGGTACTGCGCCGCATCCCCTGGTAATCCATCCCCTGCCGGTAATGATTGACCTCGCATGACTACCCTACTCCTGGCTGGCCCGAGCTACAGCCTGCGCAACCGCAAGGCCGATTGCCAGCGCCGTATCAACTGGTTTTCGTGCGGCATTGAGTCGGGCACTGGCAAGGGCGGCGCTGCGGCATACCTCAAGCAAGTACCAGGCAAGCGCCAGCTTGTGGACTGCGGAAGCGTGTTTCGTGGGCTGAAGGAGGCAAATGACTCGCTGTATGCGGTGGTGGATAACAAGCTACTTCAGATTAGCAGCACATGGGCTGCAACCGAGCTGGGTACGCTGGCAACCGGGACCGGCCCGGTGCGCATGAAGGAAAACACCTCGCAGCTGTGCGTGACCGACGGCCCGAACGGGTATGTGTGGGATTTCGAGGCGCTGACCTTCACGACGATCACGTCCGGTGCGTGGCTAGGTTCAAACGGCGTTGATACTCTGGATGGCTACGGCATATTTTCAGACCCAGACACAAACCAGTGGTATATCTCGGCGAATCAGGATTTTCTGACTCTCAATTCTCTGCAATTCGCTTCGGCCGAAGGCGCGCCAGGGGATATCGTTGCGTTCATTGTCAAACACCGCGAACTGATATTGATGCAGACCCGCACCAGTGAGGTTTGGTACAACTCGGGCGGCGCTGATTTCACGTTCGCGCGCAATGATGGCGCGGCAATCGAGGTAGGTTGCGCCGCACCTTACTCGCTCGTCAAAATGGCCGGTGTTGCCGTGTGGCTGGGGCGTGATGAGGCTGGCGCTGGCATCGTGTTTGCGATGCAGGGCTATATGCCGGAGCGCATCAGCAATTTTGCACTTGAAGAACAACTGGGCGTTTTGACCGATGCGCAGATTTACGCGGCAACTGCCTACACCTACCATCAAGATGGGCAGACGTTTTACTGCCTCAGCGTGCCGGGTCTGCCTACAACCTGGGTCTACGAACTGTCTACGCGCATGTGGCACGAGCGCGGCGAGTATGTCGGCGGGGCGTGGCAACAGGACATTGCAACGTGCCATGCCTACGCCTACGGTAAACACGTCGTGGGTGGATCGAATGGTGTGCTGTACCATCTGGACCAGACCTATTGCCAAGGAGCGCTAGGCGAGCTGGTGCGCGAACTCATCAGCCCGCACAACGCGCAGGCCAATGGCGCCAGGGTGCGGTTTGGCTCGTTGCAGATCGACTGCAATGTGGGCTCCGGCAAGTCGGACGGCTCGGCGGCGCAGATCATGCTCAGGGCGTCGAATGATGGCGGCACGACATGGGGAAACTGGCGTTACTTGTCTTTGGGGGCAATTGGTGAATACAAATCGAGAGCCAGAGCAACAATGCTTGGCAGCGGGCGTGACAGAGTTTGGTCCTTGCGCGTCACTGATCCTGTGCGCTGCGAGCTGATTTCGATGTTGGTGAACGAGACTTGACATGGCTGGCCTCGACAAACCCCAGCAGCGAATCCCCCTCTGCTCCGTGGTAATCAACGGCGTTGAGCACGAGGCGACGATTAGTACGGCGTGGTACAAGGTTCTGAACAGCTTTTTCCTCGCGCTCGGCGGCATGTCCGCGTCTGCATCCGTGCCCGACCTGGATGCGGGCCTGCAATACGACGTGCGCGAAGCCGACTGGGCCGAGCTTGCAAAGCGGGTAATTGACCTGGAGCGCGACCAGTGGGTGGGTGCAAGCCCTGCCGAGGTGGCGCAGGTAGCGGCCAGGGTGGATAATCTAGCCAGAGATGAGCCTATGCACCTGCTTGCGCAGATCGCCGAGCTTTCCAAGCGCGTCGCCGACCTAGAAACCGAGCTGGCCGCATCGGCGAGCCTGCATGCACAGGTTGCACAGCTTGCGACGCAGATCAGAGACCTACAGACTGAAACGGCCTTCACATGAGCACTGTCCCTACCGTCCTTGTTGCAGGCGTCCAACTTACTGGCGCTGCGGTACCCTATGCCACCGGCAGCGCCGGCAACCGGACCACGATCAAGAGCGCATCGGTGACGAACACCACGGCCGGCGTGGTGGCGCTCACGGTGTACCGCGTCCCGAGCGGCGGAACTGCCGGCGCATCGAATACGGTCATCAGCGCACGATCTATCGCGGTCGGCGAAACCTACAACTGCCCCGAGCTGGTCAACAAGGTGTTGCACGCTGGCGACACGATCCAGGCGATGGGCCTGAATCTCTCGTTCGACGTGTCCGGCGCGGTGACGACGGTATAACCATGAGCTATCCGGTGGTGTACAAGTGGCGCAAGCAGATCGCCGAACCGTCCAAGCGTTTGACGATGGTTGATGCGAAATTTTCACGGCATGGTGTCATATTATGAGCGCATGGGCATTAGTTGGAGCTGCTGCCGGGTTTGTTGTTGGCGGTCCAGCCGGCGCAGCGATTGGCGCTAGTATTGGCGGATCGATTGACCAAAGCAACGCAACCAAAGATGCTGCTAACACCCAGAGAGATGCGCTAAATCAGGCGAGCGCGACCAGCAATGCGCAGTTTGATGCAATACAGAAGCGCGACCAGCCGCTGGTCGATGCGCGAAATCAGTCACTGGCAAAAATGAAGCAGCTGCTCGGGCTGGATACCAGTGCCGGCTCGCCGACTGCCGTGATCAGAAATGACCCTGGTTATCAGTTTGGCCTGGACGAAGGCAATCGAGCCCTGAATAACCGCTTAAACGCTCGCGGCATGCGCAACAGCGGCGCCGCACTTATGGAGGCGCAGCGGTACGGAAACGACTACGCCACAACAAAGTTTGATAACTCATTTAACCGACTGGCAAGCGTAGCGCAACTCGGCCAGGTCGGCGCGAACAGCATCAACCAGGCCGGGCAAAACAATGCAACGACGGTCGGCAACAACCTCATCAGCGCCGGCAACGTCGGGGCGGCTAACTCGCTGTCTCAGGGCAATATCTGGGCGAACACCGGGAATCAGTTGGCTGGGTGGTATGCAAACCAAAATACCAATAGAGGCTATGGCACCGTGCAGCCCGGCAACTATTCCGGGGCGCAAGCCCCTGCGCCGGTTACCAACATATACCCGGGGTGATCATGGCACAAGCTGACACATCGATCTATAACGCCCTGCTGCAGCCGGCAAAGTCGGCGCTCGACTGGCAAAACGCCTACGCAGCGCAGGACGACGCCAGGCAGGCGCGGCAGATGAACGCGCTGCAGCTGCAGAGCACGCAAGGCAAGTTGCAAGACGAGTCGCAGGCGCGGGCCGATCAGGCGGCATACCGAAGCATGCTGCGACCCGGCATGACGCAGGATGAACAAATCGCGGCGGCCGAGAGCAGTGGCAACCCCTATGCCATGGCGCAGGCGCAGGCATTGCGAAAGGCGCGACTTGAGTCCACCAAAACGACGGCAGAAATAGGCCACCTGGGAGCGCAAACAACCGCGCAAGCCGCCATTGCCGGCAAGAATGCGGCAGAAACTCAAGCACTACAGCTCAAGGCTGAAACCGAAAAGCATGACAAGGCCATCGGCGAAATAATGTCGCTTGGCTCCCCGGCTGAAGCGCTGGAAAGCCTGCGCAAAGCCGCTGCAGAAGGATCAATCGGACAGCAGGAAGCGCAAGGCATATCTCGGCAACTGATGAGCCTGTCAACGCCAGAACAGTGGCAGCAGTGGCAAGATCAGACGCTGTACAAGCTGCAGGATGCCAAAGGCAAAGCCGAATTGCAGCTGAAGCGGCTTGAATACCAGCTAAGGCGCGACAACCAGGTGAGCGAGGTGGCAAACCGGAACCTGATCCCCGGCGCAGCACCTGGGCAGTTTGTGCCGAACGCGCCGCTCATCGAAGCCAAGAAGCAGATCGCGCAGGCCGGCGCAACACAAGTGCCCGGCATGACCTACATGACCGACTCGTCAGGCAACATCGTCGGCCTCCCGACAAAGGCACCGCTCGGAAGGACGGTGGTCGCCAACGTGGTGACAGACGCCAACAGGGCGCCGCTGCCGGGCAAGGATGGCAGCATGACCGAGGATCAGGGTAAGGCAGCCGGCTGGCTGGTGCAGGCGACGAACGCCTTTGCCAACATGTCCAACGTCATCAAGGCCGATCCGTCGGCGATGGCGCCCGGTGCAGCCGATGTAGTTGCAGGCATCCCAGGCCTTTCCGGCGTTGGCAATGCGATGCGCAGCGAGGGCCGGCAGAAATTCAACCAGTCGGCCAGCTCACTCAGCGAGGCGCTGTTGCGAGCGGCAACCGGTGCAGGTGTGAACCGAGACGAGGCGGCGCAGAAAATCCAGGAGCTGACGCCGGTATGGGGCGAAAAGCCTGGGACGACCCAGCAAAAGCTTGATGCCATCCCGCTGTACATCGAATCACTCAAGGCACGAGCCGGCAGGGCTGGCACGAAGGCTGCGGGTCAGGCGCTTGATGCGTCCGGGGTAGCCGCACCGGCTCAGGCCCCCGGCCGGCGCACCGGCACCCTTCCGAGAGCGACCACCCCCGCCGCGTCTGGCGCCAGCAAGATCATCAACTTCGAGGATCTGTGATGGATGTGAGATTGCCTGACGGTACCATCATCCAAGGCGTGCCCGACGGCACCACGAAGGCCGATCTAGTTGCCAAGCTGCAGAGCAAGGGCATGGCAGTCCCCGCCGAGTGGCTCGGCGCTGGTCCGGTTGAAAAGCCGTCGCGCGGCGTCAGCGGCATGGCTGGCGATCTGCTGGCCGGCGCAGTGCGCGGTGCAGGCTCAATCGGGGCTACGCTGCTGACCCCGATTGACGCGGCAGCGCGCGCAGTCGGCATCCAGAACGATTTCATCGGTCGCACTGATCGCAGGCAAGCCATGACGGGCGCCCTGTCGGGCATGGGCGCCGACACCGACAGCTCTGCCTTCAAGGTCGGCCAGATCGGCGGCGAGGTTGCGGGCACGGCCGGACTTCCTGGTGCAGCGGTGGCCCGGCTGCGCGCTGTCGCTCCCGTGTTGTCTGCTGCGCCAAAGGTGGCAAACCTTCTGCGCGCCGTCGAGACCGGCGGCGCAGCAGGCGGGAGCATCCCGACGCGGGTTGCGGGTGGCGCGCTCGCTGGCGGCGCTCAGGCTGCCGCCGTTGACCCTGAGTCGGCGGCCGGCGGCGCGATCGGTGGCGGGATTGGCGGGCCACTGATCGGTGCGGTGGCGCGAAAGTTTGCGCCCATAGCTGCGCGCGGCTACGAGGCTGTGCGCAGCGCTGCTGGTCGGCCGATGCCGGGATCTGCCGGAGCATTGCAACAGGAGGCGCGAGCTGCTCTTGAAGCGGGCGGGGCGCCAAGCGCAGCAGTAGATGAGCGCATTTCCCGGGCGCTGCAGAAGCTGCACGCCGAGACCGGCAGCAGGCCTGTATTGTCTGGCGATGCGCTCGACAGCCTGCGCAATGAAATCACGACGGCGCTGGCCTCTGGTCGCGAGCTTGACACGGTTGCGCTTGCGCGCCGGGCCGTGGCGGGCACAGTGCTAAGCGACCCCGGCCGCATGACTGTCGGGCAGGCTACGCGCGAGCCGATGCAGTTCGCGCAGGAGCTCAACCTGCGCGGAATCCAAGGCGTTGGTGAGCCAATGCAGGCTCGCATGGCGGCCCAGAATGCCGACCTCATCAGCGCAGTGCGCGGCTCGGGCCCGCTGCCGGACGCCTACGAAGCCGGGTCTATCGCCATCCCTGCGCTGCGCAAGCTGGATCAATCCAAGGCGGCCGAGGTGTCTCGGGCCTATCGCGCCTTCCGCGACAGCGGAGGCGGGGCGGTTGACATCCCGATGCCGGCCCTCGTTGACCAGTACGGCAAGACGCTGGCCGAATTCGGCGCCGAGAATATCCCGAGCGCTGTCAGAGGCCGTATCGAGTCGCACCTTTCGCGCAACCTGAGCCGACAAACCAAGGTCTTTGACCTCGACGCGGCCAACCAGTTGTTGACACAGATCAACGCCCATTACGACCCGACCAAGCCGGCCCAGCAAGCTGCGCTTGGCCGCATCAAGGATGCGCTGCGCCAGTCAATCGATGCGGCCGACACTGGCGAGGGCGGAGACTTGCTGCAAGCCGCCATCAGCAAGGCGCGCGAGCGTTTTGCGCTGCACGATGCCGTGCCGGCCTTGAAAGACGCGGCAGTTGATTCGATGCCGGCGCAAGAGCGGTTTTTGCGCGAGTATGTGACAGGGCCAGGCGCGTCAGTTGATTCGGTCGGCAAGATGATGAGCCTGCTCGACCCATCCAGCGCCGAAGCGGTGCGTGGCGCGGTGCGTCGGCAGCTCTTGTCTGCTGCAGCGCCTGGCGCCGAGTACGGCCGCGAAACGGCGACGATTTCGCAGGCCGCGCTGCGCCGCGCCATTGATCAGATCGGGCCCCGCAAGCTGGCGGCGATCATGGGCGCAGATGAGGCCGGCAAGCTTGCAACCGTGCAACAGGTCGCGGAGTGGCTGCAAAAAGCCCCCCCTGGTGCTGCCGTGAACTCCAGCAACACGGCTGGCGCCGTGGCGAACCTGCTGCAGCGCATCCCGGGCGGAGGCGTGCCAGGCCTGGTATTGCAGAAGGGCCGCGAGTTGCTGCAAGAGTCGGCCAATCGTGGGGTGGTTCGCCATGCCCTCGCCGGCTCGACGCCATCAGCTCCAATCGCCACAAGCCCAGAGGCTACCATTGCCGCACAACGAGCCATCAATGCCCTGGCGCCGCGCGCCGCAGTGCTGACCGGGCCGCTTGCCGGCCAGACCGAACCAACCAGCTCACGGCGGCGCCAGAATGCACTGGCTCGCTGAAAGTACCACATGGCACACCTACTCACCGGCACCACATTTCGCGGTTTCACAGACGATGGCGCCCCGCTCGTCGGAGGGCTGCTGTATACATACGTCAGCGGGACCACCACGCCGCAGCCGGTCTATTCCGACGCAGCGCTGACGACTCCGAGGACGAACCCTGTTCAGCTCAACGCACGGGGCGAGGCCGAGATATGGCTTGATCCGACCAAGGTCTACACCTTCCACCTGACCACAAGCGCTGGCGCCACGGTCGGCTATGATGTGGACGACATTCAGCCCCCGGAGGGGTTGTACGCCAGCACAGGCTCGGGCCAGGGCGCCAGCCTGTTGGGCACAACATCCGGACGCAACGTTCAGCAAAGGCTTGATGATTTTGTCAGTGTCAAGGACTTTGGAGCGGTCGGGAATGGCAGCACAGATGATACTGTTGCTATTCAAGCGGCGATCAACATTGGCGGCGACATATATTTCCCGGCAGGCCTGTACAAAGTATCGTCAACGCTGGCAATGAAAATCAACACGACACTACGCGGGGCTGGGAAACGTACTTCTACTATGCTTTTCACTGGGACCGGTGATGGTATAAAGATGTCTTCGCCTATCAACTCAAGTACACCAGTAAATACAAAAATAGTTGACGTCGGGTTGGTTTGCACTAATTTGTCAAACGTTGGTGGGGCATACGTTGATGTTGGTGGGTCGATGGTGTTTGTCGAACACTGCTATTTTCAGGGCTTCAAATACGGTGTTATTTTCGACCAAACTGAAATTGCAGCAATTTCACGATGCGTGTTCAACCCGCAAATTTCGGCAGCAATTTGGTTGTGTAATTTTGCTGACCATACTCCTTCCGCTCAGCCATATTTCACAAATCGTATTACAATCGACAATAACCAATTCAACCAAACAACCGGGTATTGTATTGTAGATGATGGCGGCATAATTCACAGCATTATCGATAACAACTTCAACGGCGGTATTCAAGCTGTAAGATTCGCTGGTGCTCAGCCTGTAGTATTTTCGAGAAATGAGTGCGAAGTAGCAACGGGACCGTGTATTTCATTTCAAACGACAACTCTTGCAGGTACAGCAACTATAAATTGCCAAGCAGTCGAAATTTCTTCAAATACTTTTCTACCTACAGCTGGGCAATATTCAGTTGATGTACTTCAAGCGGCATCAATTGTTAGTATGAATAACAGCTATGGCTCTGTTTTCAGTTCGGCACCATGCATCCACATTGGGACTTTGTTTCACTTCAAGGGATTGGGAGACAGAGCAGGTGCTGCAATAAGCGGCTCGGCGTCGTTTATGTGGAATAACGATTCTTCATTGAACGGGGTTCCTATCACTAGTGCCGGAGAGAAATTTGGAAACACAGGATCTGCAAGCACCGGAACTGTTGTAAATACTATTTTGAATAACTACGAAGAAGGGACTTTTGTCCCGACTATCACCGGAACAATTACGGCTGGAGCAGCTACTTATACAACTCAGGTCGGTACTTATACCCGTATCGGTAATCAAGTTAACTATTCAATTTCACTTATTTGGAGTGGGCACACTGGGACCGGGTCTATGAAAGCAGCTGGTTTACCTTTTGCTGCTAAAAATGTTACCGGTCAAACACAGCCTGCTTCTGTTGTGTTTGACGGCTTAGTCATTGGTGCTGGAAAGCAATTAGGAGCAGGGATTGTATCTGGCGCAACGCAAGTGTCTTTATACTCACTGGATGTGGCAGGTGGAGCATTAGCATTGCTGGCAATTGATGCGGCTGGTTCTCTTTTTGTAACTGGTGCATACACTGTTTGATAAAACAGTCCCAACCAAAAGCAGGGATGCTTGTTCCGCATCAATGAACAAATACTAAGTAATACGTGTTATTCAATGAATTTCAAAATGGCCGGTAAACCAAGCCCTTATCTGCAAATGTTTTATATGAAACACTTCCTCGGACTCCTGAAATCCCGGACCTTTTGGTTCAACTTTGCCTCCATCTTGCTTGAAATTAGCGGCTATCTTACTTCGGTGGTACCTCCTGGAACAGCTTTGATTGCAATAAACATTGCCAACATACTGCTTAGGTCGCTGACGACAAAATCGCTCAATGATAAATAGAACACAGGACAAAACGCCGAGACCATGAACCAACATGACCACCCCGCAGCCAGCTGGATAGCCGACCATCCTGCCATCGGCTGGGCTGTCAACATCGCTTTGTGGCTGACCGATGGCATGTCTCCGCTGGCCGTGCTGGTCGCCCTCGCGACACTTTGGTGGACGGTCGAAAAGGCTCGCACTGAGCGCGCCAAGCGGCGCGCCATCGACGGCTTTGCGTTGACGCAGCCAGGGGCGCTGCGCAAGCTGTGGGAGCGCATCACTGGCCCTGGTGACCTGGGCGAGTCATAGCACATCACCCAGCTCCTGGCCGGCCGTGACAACGCCACGCACGACCTGGCTGGCACATAGCTGCCGCGTCAGCCCCGATCCAGCCCAGCGTGGTGTGGCTACTCGCTCCGTCAATCGTAGGACCCGGGCTGGTGATCTGGTCGCGCCAGCCGTGCGCACCCGGGCCGGTCAAGTCGATTACGGGGTGGGGTGGGCTGTAAGCGCGTCAGCGAGACTGGCGCAAAGCGAACCTGGCGCCGGCCTCAAAAGCCTTGACGATGTCTTCGGTAGTCCAATCGTCTCTTGCGCTAGGGTCTGTCGCCTCAGTGTATGCATAATCCATGCCGACGCTATAAAAATCAGCGGCCGGCAGAGCACCGGAGCAAGCCTCCGAGCTGGCCGCCGTGGCGCAGCCGGCGTAGAGCGGTATCGTGTAGCCGCGCAAGCTTGACAGCGTAGCGCCACCATCTTTGCGCGCCGTCGCCATTGTCGCGGCAGGCACCACTCGGCCGTCTTCATGCATCCACGCCACACGCTCGGGCCGCGCTAATGCAGCCTCTGCAGCAGTAACGGCCGCATCAATCCGCGCGAGCTGTCGCCGATATTGAGCGGCGTACCGTTTCCCCATCTCGGTGCCGGCCAGCGCTGCGGCGCAGTTGTGCATGACCTCCTCGACTTCGCCGCGCGCCTCGCGCAATTCAGCGACACATAGCTTCAGCGCTTCTTTCATGACCAATCCTTAATAAAATGTGAGCACTCTTTTTGCTCACTGGCAACCGCCCCCAGAAAGAGGGGGTTCACGAAGTTGGTGCACACTCTCAAAATGATAGTTTTGGAGGAATGCGCGTGTACTACTCAGAGCCTGCACTCTGGCTGATGGGCGCCGCCGGCATGTGCGCCGGCATCCCGATCGGATTTTGCATCCCTGCAGCTTGGGGGTGGGCCGCTGATCGCATCGCGCCCCGGCCGCTCGACACCAGCTTGCCGACGTCGAGCTTCGGTTTCGCGCGTCGCCGCTTGTCTCCTGCGGCTATGCGGCCACCGCGCCGGCAACTGCAATACCCCGTGATCGACCCCGGCATGATCCCGTTGGATATCGATGTGACTAAGGGGGCGCAGCGTGTTCCGAAAGCGTGACATCCTGGCAGCGTGGGCGTTCGCTCTGGTGGCCGAGCTGTTGGGCGAGTGGCTGGTGCATTTGCTCATCATGTGGGCGTGGCCTCCGGGTGTATGACTCATAAATCCCCTTCCGGCCATTCGCGGCCAAGTGACGTCTTCGACCACTTCACGGCGTGTTGATCGCCGAAAGCCCTAAGAAAATCGACCAGCTCTGACATTTCGGCTTTAGTCATCTTGCTGGTGCGCTGGCCGAGAACCACAAAGCCGCCATCGATACCCGGCACGACGCGCTGCCGCTTGAGTGCCGCCGTCGCCATGTCCTTCCATGCTTCGGCGTCGAGCCTCTGACCGTGCCACTCGACCTGGCGGGCCACGTCGGCCAGGCATGACCACATCAGCCTGTTCTGTGCCGTCGTCCGCGTCTCTGCCCTCAGCTCAAGGCACAGCGTGTGCCCGGCGATCAGCGCGGCCTTGATGTGCCGCCACAGGTCGGCCAGTAGCGGCGCGGCCTGCACCGGGTTGATGAGCTTGAGGGATACGCGGTCCACGATCAGGCCCGCTTGCCCAGATACTCGCGCAGCGCAGCTGCGACGGCTGCGTGGTCGGCGTAGGCGCTGGACTTGCGGATTGCGCCGCTCCGATCTGCCGTGAACTCCTCTTCTGAGTCTTCGGCTTCGTCGTCAGCGCAATCCCTCCCGCCGCCGTACGTCACCCCAATCTGCCCAGCGTAGGCAATCGCCCGGTAAATCGCTGCCACCGTGACAGGCTCAACCGCTCCGACAAGCCCGTCAAAACAGAAGAAGCTCTCATCGTCAGCCGACCTACTGAGTACCGCCATGTCGCCCCCTGTCGCCCACTCGGCAACCGCCAAAAGATCGCCCAAAGTCGAGTTCGTAACGGCTGCGAAGTTTCTGGCGTGGACAAGCCTTGACTTTTGCTCATCGCTGATGGAGCTTGGCGGCGACCATTCGCAGACAAGTCGCTTGACGCCATCGCAAATAGAGCGGCCGCGCTCCTGCTGCTCAAGCTTGCGAGCGGCCGCGTAGTCGTCATCGGCCGCGTCTGATCCTGCCACGGCCTGCACTGCTGACACAGCCTCATCAAACCCGCACCCGAAGAACTCGCCTTGCAAGCGAGATCCTGAAAGCGCCAGATGTACCGCGGCCTCAACGGCCCTCGCGTTCTTCACGCGGACCGAGATGTGATCCCTTCCGCTCGCAATCCCCGCTGACGATCGAACGGATTTTACTCTGCGGTCTGGCGTGCGACTCATTCCGATCTTCACGCGGCCCGTGGCGGCGTCCTCGACCACGTAAACAAACCCGATGTCACGGTGCGTTGGTTGGCGCACATCGGCGCCGTTGAAGCTGAAGTTCGTGACGTTACTCATGCTGCTCTCTGGTGGGTTGGTTGAGGTGCGAGCAAGCTGACCGGTTGATCGGCCTGCCTGCGTCTGCTCTCCGGAGCCTGTGGCATCGGTTTGCTCGGCCGAGGTTGGTGACAGTCACCACGGCTTCGAATCCTTCGACGGCACTGCACGCCATCCGGCCCGAGCGATTCGATCACGCTGAAACTCGTCTGGTGGCTTGGTGCCCGGCTGCCACTTTGTCGGATGCGTCACCGTCGTCCACTACGCATCCCAGAACGCAAAAAGCCCCTTGGTCCTTGCGCTCTCCGTGTGGGACCGGATGCCGCTGGGCGGCCGAACGCAAGAGCCAAGGGGCTCGATTTGTGCATCATCACCGGTCCCACCCAGATCAGATGCCCGCATCATATCACGCCAGCCGCCCGATCGTCACGTTCAGCGCATCGAGTTCTGTCATCTTGCGGATGGCCCAAGCCCGGCGCTGCCCATGGAGGCCAAGGACCGGACAACGATGGCACTCAACGCAGACCGCCACGACCGTGAAGTGCAACCCCTGTTCGACGTGATGCGCCTCGCTCGGCCCTGGCGCGTCGCAGACCGAGCACGGCAGTTCCTTGACCCGGCTGACGTGCGCGCGCTCGCGGGTGCTCATCTTGCTGTTCACTTGATCCGCAGGGATGCGCCCCGCACCAGCTTGCAGCCCGGCACCTCGAATCCATCTTGCAGCGCCCGCTTGATCAACGTCTTGTCCGGCTTCGGCGGCACCGGCTTCGGCTCGGTCATGTAGGAGGCCGGGATTTGGCTTTCGTCTTCGATCTCGACGCCGGCCGGGTTGGCTCGCACCGATAGCACGACATGCGGCGAGCTGATGCGCTCCACGCCCGCCAGTTGCATGCACTGCAGCAAGTAGGCCCGCGTGCGCTCGGCCTTGGTGCGCGCAGCCTTGGCGCGATCCTGCATGGCCTTGGCGGCCGCCTCGATGGCGTCGGCCTCGGCGTCGAGGTTGCGCACCCACATGGCGACTGCGATTGACTTCGGCTGCAGCTCGCCATCCAGCCCTTCCAAGGTGTCGGCCAGCGTCTGAGGATCAAGGTCGGATTCGGCCAGCGTGTCGAGTGCCTGGCGGTATTCGGTGGCGATCAGGTAGAGGCTCATGATTGTTCCTTGCGCCCGGCGCGTGGCCGGGCTTTACTATTTAATTTCTAAAATGGGATGTCGTCATCCATGCTGGCGTCGGCCGGCACATCGCCAATTGGGATGTCGTCGAACCGATCTTGCCCGGCGCTGGCGCTGCGGTGCGCGGGCTTCTTGCGCTTGTCCTGCACACCGCGCTTGATCATCGCGTCCAGCATGGATGACAGTCGCTCGGGCGTCGTCTTGCGCTGCAGAATCTCGGATGCGGTCAGCTCGGTTTCCGGGTCGAACACGCCGAAAATCTCCAGCTTAGTGCGATCCTTACCATCGGTGCCGGTCTCCATGATCTGCGTCAACAGCAAGCCGATCCGTTTACCCATCAGCGCAGGGTAGCCGTTGACCCTCATCTTGCGGCGCTGGCCTGCGGCCTTGTCCCACTTCTCGACATCGATCACGCCATCTTCGGCCTGCTTGACGCGGGCGCAGCACAGGATAGCGTTGACCGTTTTTGCCGCGCTCAGCTGCGTTCCATCGCCCTTGGTGTGGTACAGGTCGAGATAGTCGGCTGACTGGCCGTTGTCGGCCTTGAACGACAATCCCAGGCCTTGCGTTCCCTTCTGCTTGCTCACGAGTTTTTCAGCGCGGGTAATTGTTCCGATGTACTTGCCAAGCTCGCTTATAGAGCTGGCAATATTATCGGCGTCTTGTGCCAACTGCGTATTAAGTTTCAGCATTTCCAACCTTTCAGGTTATTTGATTCCGTAGTATTCACAGATTCCAGCGTCTACGGCTGCTAGATCGTTCGGTATTTGGTCTTCAGCAAACATTCCAATCGGCGACTTCACTGTGTCATTTCCGCTGTTTTGAGTTTTGAAGTAGTTTTCGCCATCCTTTCGTATTGCCCTAAGGACTATTGTCAGCATTCCTTCAAGGACTATCTTTTCATCCAGCAGCCTGCCGATTGTCTTGAGCTTTGTGTTTCCAAGCTCATCGGTACTGCTGTGCGAGAGTATATATACTCGTTTGTTTTCTGGCAAGTGCCCGGCCGTGTTGAATATGTCCCAAGCGGCTCGGCCGATTTCGTTGTATTTTTGGAACGCTTCATTTCCCTTGGCCTGGTCCGTCACGCGCCTCATGAACTCGTTCGCCATGACATACTGAAAATCGTCGATCACGATGATGTCACGCTTTGTGCGCTGCATGATTGCGCAGATTTTCTGGCTGTTATCGGTAACAATCACTGAGCCTTCAGGGTTTTCTTTGCTCGCGATTTGCCAGTCTGCCGACCGGAACGGCAGTGGCTTTCTAACCGCTTGGATGAGCATGACTTTCTCGGGTTCGAGAAATCGAAGACTGGTAGATTTCCCGGAACCTGATTCACCAAGAATTAAGACTGCTGTACTCATTTCAACTGCTCCAACATTGCAACTGTGTAGCGCCTCAAAACGGCGTGCCGTGAAACGCGATATCACGAGCCATCTGGCGCGCATATTCTGCGCCATGCTGGATGTATTCGGCGTAAACGGCTCGGTAGAGTTTTCTGTGCTTCATGTTATGCCTTCAGAGTTTCTGTTTGCGAATCAATTCAGGGCGGCGTCAATAGCCTTGCGCGCATCCTCGAATAGGCCGCTGTGCAGCTCTTGCGCGTCGTCGGCCTCGACAAGCGCAATCAGCGCCTCCAGCATCAGCGGCGCAGCGGCGCGCACCTTCTCCGCTGCAGCATCAGCGGCGGCGCGTTCGGCAGCAACGCGATCGGCCTCGATCTGCGCCAGGCGTGCCGCCTCGGCTTCGGCTGCGCGCACTGCGGCCAGGTGCTCGCGCTGGACTCGGGCAGCCTCTTCGGCGGCGCGGCGGGCCTCCACTTCACGCGCCAGTCGCGCCGCCTCCGCAGCCGCGCGTTCTGCAGCTCGCTGGCGCTCGAACTCGGCGCGCTCAGCGGCGAGCTGGTCGCGCTCGATCTGCGCCAGCCGCTCAGCTTCCGCGCGCTCGGCCGCCAATGCTTCGGCGGCAATGCGGCGCTCTTCCGCCATCTTTGCCTCTGCCGCTCTGCGCTCGGCTGCCATGCGCTCACGCTCGGCGGCGGCGGCGCGCTCTTGTTCCTCGCGCTGGCGGGCCAGTTCGGCGCGCTCGGCGGCCAGGCGCTCTTCCTCGACGCGCCGCGCTTCGGCGGCGACGCGCTCGCGCTCGGCCAGCTCGGCAGCGGCGATGGCGGCTAGCCGTTCACGCTCGACCCGTTCTTTCTCGGCGCGCGCGGCTTCTTTCCGCGCCTCCTCGGCCTTAATCTGATCATCGATCGGATCTTCCAGCGCCACCAGCCGGGCGGTGATCTCGGCGGCGCGGCTGTCGATACTGCGACCAAGGGCCAGTACCGGGGCCTTGGCGCCTTTGCGCACCCGCTCGACTTTGACGCGAGGCGCGCGGCAGGCGGCCCGTGCGGCGATGGCCTCTGCCAAGCCCTTGGTGGTCGTCACCGCGAAGGCGACGCCGCTGAATTTCTGCTCCAGATCACTCAGACCGGCTTCGACGGCATCAAACTCGGCCAGCTGTGCGCCGATCAGCGCGATTGCATTCGTTGACTCGTTCATTTTTCGCCTCATCAATCCCAGTAAACAGGCAGCACCGCCAGCAGCGCCGCGACAGCAGCCGCGATCAACCAGGCCAGCACGACACGCCACACTGCGCTGCCGCACCAGATCGCAACCCGCAGCGAGATCAGCAGCCGGGCAGCGGTGAGCCAGAGTGCAGCGCGGATCACAGCAGCCTCAACACAAACGACACGACACCGATGGCGGCGATTCCTGCCGCAATCCAGCACGCCGTATTGGTCAGGTCGTCGCCGAACCTGATGTCGTCGAGCGCCTCGCGGACATCGGCGCGGCGCAGCACATCAGCTGCCTCGAAGCCCATGCCCTCGGTGGTTTTGGCCTCATCATTCGCGGCATGGCCGGCGAACTTGAACCAGCTGGCGGCCCTGGTCAGTTTGCCCTGCTTGTCAGGCGTGAGCGTCAGGCGCACGGCCTGGTCGCGGGTCTCGTGGCGGCCCTGCTGGTCCAGACCGCAGGGCAGGCGGTGCAGTTGTGTCGGGTTGATCATGTTCACAGCTCCAGATCGACAGGGCCAGTCAGATCGGCGGCCCGGGTTGTGTTTGCTGCCAAGCGCATCGCGTGCATGGCGTGGGATGCAGACTCGGCAGCGCGCCGGTCTCGCATTGCGTGCAGCGCCTGCCCTGCGGCCTTCGTCAGCTCGATCAGCTGATCGTCTGTCAACATCGCCACCGGAGTGCCGCCGATGAACAGCGCCGACTCGGCGCCGAGCGTCTCGATTTTGATCGTGCTCATCACATGCTCCTAAGTGCTTCATTACGCCGTGCCTCGGCGTCGGCCGCTTGATCTTCTGTGATGAGCTGACGCAGTTCTTCGCCCTCCAGCTGCGCCAGCATCGGCGCAACGGCGTTTCCGTGATCGGCCGCGAACTCGTCTGCAATCTGTTCGGCCAAGCCCATGCCCGAACAGATTGCGTGCGACAGCAGAAGCATCAACCACCCCTCTCGGTGCGGCTTGTCGCCGAGCCACTCCAGCAGCAGCGACTTCACGTCGGCGTGCGTTCTCTCGCAGCTACGGTCGGCAGTGCTGGCTCGTGCGGCCAGGTTGCCTGCCTTGATGTCGGCGCGGATCTGATCCGCGACCTCGTTTGCGATTCTATCGATGTCGTCTTGCATTTTTCACCCCTTCCCGCTCCCGGCTCGGCGGGCCTGTCGTTGCGGCGTGGCTCAAATGTAGATGCATGCGTGCATCACGTCAAGTGGCGTGCACGCATCTAGGGTCAGCGCTATAATTTGCGCAAAACGCTTGCATTGCGTGATGCATGCTTGCATCATTGCTACATGGACCACATCAAACACATCAAGCGCCTGCAGCGACGCGGCTGGACTCAGGGCCAGATTGCCGCTGCAGCAGGCATCGACCGAAGCACCCTGATCCGCTCGCTGCGGCCCGGGGCCGAACTCAAAGCCAGCACACTACTGGCAATCATGAGGGTGTCCGGCAAGCCGCCGGTAAAGGAAAGATCATGACAAGATCACAAACGCCGCACGACCCGGCCGATCCGTTCCTGACCACCCGCGAGGCAGCGCTGCTGCTCGGCGTGACGCTGCGCAGCGTGCAGAACTACGTCGAGCGCGGCGATTTGCACGCCGGGCGCACCCCGGGCGGTCACCGTCGCATCCGCACATCCGACGTGCACACGCTGGCCCAGAAGATGGGCATCAAGACGGCCGAGCCGGCAGCGAACCCGCTGCAGACCCAGCTCGACGACACACGCCGGCAGATTGCCGAGCGGGACGAGCTGATCGCAACACTGCGGGCTCGGCTCTTTGTGCCGGACATCGGCGCAGAGCCGGACTGGAGCGCTGTCGATGGCGCCGTGGCCTGGCATCTGATCGACCGCAGTGGCGACGGATGGGGGCACATCGGCGCGATGATGGATGCATGGCGCGATGCTCACCCGGAGCTGACCAGGCTGCGCGCTGAGCTGGCTGACTACAAACGGCGCGCTGAGGCATCGGCCAGCTTTTTGGTTGAGGCCGAGGCGGTGTGCGGCGCAAACGCAGTTGACATCCGGCAGTTGCGCGCCGAGGTCGAGCAGCTGAAGTCAACTCCACCCGATCAGCGCGAAGACCTGCACTGCGCCGTGTCAGACCTGACACGAGAGTGCAACCAGCTGCGCGCCGAGGTCGAGCGGCTGCGCCTGCAGTTACCACTGATATGTGCCGACATCGAGATGCTCGACATGGCCCTGGACCCGGATGACTGGGCGGGTGATGAGTGCATGACAGATATCACGGCCCGGGCGCTGGCGCGGCTTGATGCGATCGGCGTGCGCTCGGAAGGCGGTGCAGCATGAACAGGCACACAGCCGAGGCGATCCGCCGCATCAATGACCGCACTAGCCCGGGCGAACAGGCGGCAGACCGCCGCATCCTGCACGCAACACGCAGCCCCGGAACGCCGCCGATCAGCATCGCCAAGGAAAACGCCGCCGCCTCTTTTGCGGCGCGACTTGAAGAGGCTGGGCACGAAGTCATCATCAGAAACGGCGGTTTGCATCTGCAGATCAAGGTCGGGCAGGGCACCGTCGATATCTGGCCGACTGTCGGCGCAGGGAAGTGGCGCTTCGCGGCGTCCGGTCGTTCCGGAATCGGATTCACAGCCCTCGTGGCTGCGCTGGGGAAGTCATGAGCAACGCCGACACCATCACCCTGGCCCGATCGGTCAGCAACAGCCTGGGCCGGCTCTGGTGGCCCCTGCGCACCGGCCGTGTCAGTCAAGTCGCCCGGCTGCTGTCGGATCTGTCCGACCGGCTGCAGCAGTCTGATGCAGGGCTGCGTGCGCTGCAGCACCGCGTCGCTGAACTTGTAGTGCTGCAGCACGAGACCGCGCAGGACCGCAGCGACTTGCGCAAGCTGTGCGACTGCCAAGAGCTGACCATCGCCCGCCTGGCTGGCGAGCTGCACACCGAGCGCGAACGGTGCGCGCGGCTGATACTACAGCAGCGGCGCACCCCAGTTTCACGCGCAAATGTCAGATAACGTATAGGTTAAGCGGCCGGTACTCCGGTCCGCTTGAACCGCCAGTTAGCCAGCACTGGATGCAAACGCTGGCACCGACTGAGGAACTGAAATGCGTGAACTGAATGACCACAAAGTGAACCCCGCGAACGACACGCTGACCGTGAGCGTGCTGGACGAGCCGGGGAGCGGCGGCGCTTGCCACCTGTACGAGATTTCCGGCTTCGAGACGGGCACTAACCCTTCGCTGCCGAGCGATGGCGTGCCGCCGAAAAGCAGGACCACGATTCTTTTCCAGAACGGCCCTATCAGCGAGGTTGGCGTGAATGGCCTGACGCACGAGGCGCTGCTGGCGATCTTGTGCGACCGCATGCGCTGCTTCCAGGCCGGCCCGTACCACAGCGCCGACAACGCTGAAGCGCTTGCCTGCATGGAGCAGGCTCAAACCGCGCTTCAGCGCCGCACAAAGGCGCGGATGGCGCGCGGCGTGGAAGGCACTCACACCGTTTGACGCGGGGACGCTGGCGCGCATGTATTGGTGCTGGCTAACGGCCGAGCACACCCGGGCCGTTAGGCCTCGGGATGGTGCGAGGGGTTAGCCGGCTGGTGCCACGCAGTGACACAGGCCAGCGTACCGCAAGCGTCTCGCGCAGCGAGTCGCGTATGTATTCAACAAGCCTTCGCGCAGCGAGGGCGGACTAGGAGAAGCAAGATGGAAGACACCAATTACTGCCGCACCATGTGCGTGACCGCCGGTCTGATCTTTTCAGCGATGGCCGGCTGCACGGCCACCAACGTTTACACCAGGTCCGAGGCCGCCAAACAGATGCAGAAGAACGGCGCCGATCCGCTGGACATTCCGTGCGCTATCGGCGACGGCACAGAGCGCTATTGCGAACTGCGGGCCGCATCAAAGGCTGCTGCGTCGAAGTGACGCGGGCCGGCTAACGCAATTTAGACCTCACTCGCAGGGTTTCCACGACAAACCCCGCAACAACGGAAGGTGAAGAAATGAGCCTCAACACCGGTGAACGCGGCGACCTCGCGCCGCAGCAACAACCCCTCGGAGCGCCGACCCGGCCTGCCCCCGCCCCGGCGCCCACCGCGCCGAAGATCATCCGCCCCGGCATCATCCAGGGCACAGACGGCCGCCTGAGTACCGACATCGCGCCGCCGGCTGCGGCCACGCCAGCGTGCGCAAGTTGCATCGATGTCAAGCGTTCGATGGCGTCGTATCCATGCAGTCGCTGCACGTTCCCAGACCGCCCGAACTGGTGGCCGGCAGCACGAGGGGCGCGGCCATGAGTAAAAATGTATTGCGCCGAGGGATATCAACTGTTGCAGATATTAAAGCTCGCAGCGTGGTTGATCCGATTACACATTGCTGGCATTGGATGGGCGGGTTTGGAAAGGGTACGAATGGCGAGCCATACCCGATGATGCATGCGCTTGATCATGACAGAATAGAAAAAAGGACAATGACCGCAACGCTGGCGGTATGGAATATAGCGCATAACGAGGGTGCAAGAGGAAGGATTATATATAGATCGTGCTGCTGTAATGATTGTGTAAACCCTGCGCACATGAGAGCAGGGCTCACAAAAAAAGAATCATACAGAGCCGTTGTTAGGGCTGGCAAACTTGTCGGTAGGCATAAAAATTCAGACATGTCGAATGTTTATTCGTCGATGAAAGAAAGAGGGGTCAAGCTTGTCGATGAAAAAACAGTCCTCGCAATAAGGCTTCTTGGTCCAGAAGTTACCGGAAGATATATTTCCCAATCTTTCGGTATACCAGAGAGTGTTGTCAGCAGGATACGCAGAGGCGAAACCTACAGGCACATAAAAGTTGAGGATTGCAAATGACAGTCATCCGACAAATCGCCCTCGGCATTGCGCTACTCGCCGGCTATGCGGCCGCAATGCTGCTGTGGCTGGTGCTTGACGTCATGGATACGCTGGCGGCGTGGAGGGGTAAGCAATGACCGCGCATCAAGCGCATCAAAAGCAACAAGGAGCCAGTATGAGCCCGGAAGAGAAGTATCTCATCAATCAAGCCAGGGCCGCCAAGGGGCGCGCCAAAGAGACTGGCTGTCGCCACCCACCGTTCGACCCCACACGCTACGCCGAGCTGATCGCAAATCCAGGCACAGTTTCGTCGCTTGGTATCGAAAGCCGCATGACGTGGGCGCTGCTGGTGGCGCAGCGCAGAGCTGACGCCGAGGAGTCGGGTTGGTTTGGATGGACGTCGGGCAGGTCGAGGGCTCAGCTCGCGGCGCATGCCCGCCGGAGGGCCGCAAAATGACCACGCTGCGCCACCCCCACAGCAACCCAGATGCGCCGACGCCGAGCGGCAACGACCAGTTCCGGGGCTTTGGCGCCGTCGCCGGCCCGGGCATCACCCGCAGCTGCGACCGGTGCGGCCGGCACCACGTCCAGGCGCTCGGCACGTACGTCGTGCGGCCGCGCCAGCCGGGGCAAGCCAAGGCCAGGCCGGCTTGGTACTGCGCTGGCTGCGCGCTGGCGCGGCTTCGGAAGCTTGCAGAAAAGGACCAGAAATGAGCCTCGCACATGACGCGCACAACGTCATCGCCGCGATGCCGATCCCGATCGAATGGCGCCTGGTCCTGTTCGCAATCTGCCAGCGCCAGCGGCTCGAATTCGCGGCCGGCCTGGCCGAACTCGGCGCACGCGCTGGCTGCGATCAGCTGACGGCAAGCCACGCCGTGCGGCATTTTGTCTCGGCCGGGATACTGGAGGTCACGCGAGAGCGGCGCGGCAGTGACCCGAGAGCGTATCGGCTTCGGGTGGATAAATTGATGGGGGATATATGAGCACCAAACCATGCAACGACTGCATCCATTGCGATAAACCGTTTGGAGCCGAGCCATGCAGCAGCTGCCGCGAATGGGGCCGCCCAGCTTGCTGGACCGGATTCATCCCATGGAGGGATGAGTTAGAGCGGCTGCGGGCGGAGTTGGAACGGCTGCAAGTAGCGCTAAGCGCACAGAACTCGGACCAGCCACTGCTGACCGATAAGCAAATTCC